CGGGCGAGAGCACAGATCCACAGCCCATCACGGGTGACAGATAAACTCGGCAATTATTTCGGTATCGGCTGGGTCAACGGCATTATGGATCATGTGCAGGAGGCGAGGCAGGCCGCCATGGAATTGATACAGGTTCCGGAACTTACACCTGCGCCGGAAATCGGAATGAGCCTTCGGACAGGATCTGAAGACCTGAACGACAGCTACCAGTACAGCAGTAATGGAAAATATACCATCTATGTACCCGTTAATCTGGACGGAAGAGAAATCGGAAAGGCGACTGCAACGTATACACGTGAAGAAATTGAGAAACAGGAGACTAGGGAGAACCGAAAGAAAGGCAGGAGAATGAATGTATAACTTTGTAGATACAACAGAGCGATACCCAGGGCAGAACCTGCCTTCGGAGGCTCTCATGTTTAATGGAAGTTATCTTGAGAACGTAATTCCCGGCTATCGGACACTTTATGTGTCCGGCCGGGAAATTTTGGGTACGGAGATTACAGATCTGGAAACAGGCGTGTCTGACGGTACAAAGTATCGACGAAAGCGTTATCAGCCAAGGACTATTGTGGTGGGATATCAGCTGGTAGCCGAAGATAATGCAGCTTTTCGCAGTGCTTACAACAAACTGAATGCTCTTCTGGATGCAGAACAGGCAACCCTTATTTTTGCAGATGAACCGGACAAATATTATATCGGAACAAAGCAGGGAACGAGTGAAGTGCCGGCGGGAAGAAATGCGATCACTGCGGAGCTGGAATTTTACTGCGCGGATCCATTCAAGTATTCGGTGGAAGAATTTACGGTGAATCCGACTGCGGATGACGGAAAAACGTTCATTGTGTCGTACAACGGCACTTATCGGGCCTTTCCAAAGCTTCAGGCAGTAATGCACAGTGAAAATGGAGTAGTAGGTTTTGTAAATGACTCCAAGAAAATTCTTCAGTTCGGTGATCCGGATGAGTTGAACGGAGAAACATACAAAAAAAGCGAACTGATAACAAGCTATGCTGACCAATATGTCTGGTCACAGGATGCGGCGTGGAAAGATGATACAGGGAGCAACTTCTTATACAGTAACAGCAAGACGGCTGGAAAGCTGGGTGTCATGAGCGTAGACAGCATCAAAGGTCTGTATCTGGCCAGCAGTGGATATGTAAGTCCAAACACAAACGGCTGGAATGGAGCTATGAAATCTATTGATGTGGTAGATTCCAATGGAGCAAAGGGAGCGACGCACCTCTATTGTTACATGAACAGCTGGTTTGAAACTGGTCTTATGGGGCAGACGGGCTGCCAGGCGATTGCTTTCTGCGATGCGAACGGAAAAATGATCTGCTGCCAGGAGATATACAAAACCGATACGATCGGAAACACAGCGCACATGAATATGTGGGTAGGTGGAAACAACCCGCGTATCGTCAAAACATATACTTTTGAACCTTGCCATCGAAAAGATGCAAACCCATACAGCCAAACGTATGGCGCAAGCGACATGATGAAACATGGAGAGAAAATACGTTTTTTCTGGAAGGGCAGTTATCCGGAATTTACAGTTCCAGAATTAAAAGATGTGAAAGTGGCAACAGTGAAATTGTATTTGGGACAGTGGGGAAGTCGAAATACAGGAAATCAGCTTGTCACCAGAAATTATTTCCGCGGCATCTTCGTGAGAATTGACAATGTAGAAAAATGGCGTGATATTCCGAATAAATTTTCGGTAAATCAGGTTTTGACAGCTGACTGTAGCAATGGAGAGGTCATGTTACAGGGACTTCCGAGACAGGATCTTGGTGCGTTGGGCAACGATTGGGAGAACTTTTGCCTGCAGCCTGGAATGAATCAGATCCAATGCATTGCATCGGACTGGGCAACACAGCCAACATACACAATGAAATACAGGGAGGTGTTTCTATGATTTTATATTTTGCGGACCGACATATGAATGTCATTGGGCAGGCAAGCACAGAGCTACCGAAGGGATTGTACATTTCTGATGATCTGAAAACAGAAGAGGTGGAAGCAGGTGTTGCTACACTAGAATTTACGCTGAATTACACGGCGAGCACGCGGAATGATGCGAAACAGTATGGTTCTGTTGGCAATTATATTCTTCGGAAGAATGGCGATGAGCAGGAATTTTATACGATCATTACCAGCGAAGAAAATATTTTCAAACAGGAAGTAGAAATCTATGCCGAGGATGCCGGTATGGATCTCCTGAACGAGACAGTTGGCGAATACAAAGCAGACAAGGCATATCCAGCGAGCTACTATGTTGAAAAATTCAGCGACGATTCCGGCTTTGAAATTGGAATCAATGAGGTCAGCAATTATAACCGGAAACTGTCCTGGGAGGGTGAGACCACCGCTTCTGAGCGTATTTTGAGCGTTGCCACGCAGTTTGACGCGGAAGTTTCCTATACTTTTGAAATCGACCGGTTGAAAATCAAGCACAAATATATCAACCTGCATAAGAAGCGCGGCGTAGATCAGGGGCGAGAACTTCGGATCAACCGGGAAGTGAAAAATATCATTGTAAAAAGTTCAGTAGAAGATCTGGCTACGGCACTTTCCGTTACCGGCGGATATCCGGAAGACAGTGAAACGCCGATCAATCTGAAAGGGTATAAGTATGATGACGGCGATATATATCTGTCCGGCAGTACGATTTATTCCCGGAGCGCAGTGGCCAAATGGAGCCGGTATCTTTCCGAAAAAGGAAATGGAACCGGTCATATTGTCCAGACTTACACCTATGATACGTTAAGTCAGTCAGAGTTGTGCAATCGTGCCGTATCAAAGCTGAAAAAGATCTATGATGCAGCCGTATCCTACGAAGTGGAACTGGCGTATCTGCCGGATGGAATCAAGATCGGCGATACAGTGAACATTGTAGATGATGCCGGAGAACTGTATTTGTCTGCAAGAATCATGAAACTGGAGTCCTCCATTTACAATGATGAGTACACGGCAACGCTGGGCGAATACAAGCTGAAATTGAGTGGAATTTCAGAAAAGATGGAGAGCCTGGCTGCACAGTTTGAGAAGCTGGCAAAGAACCGGACGTTTTACACTTGGGTTGTGTTTGCTGATACAGAAACAGGTGCTGGAATATCGCTTAAATCTGCCGGAAAAGCATATATGGGTATTGCATACAATCAGACGACAAAGCAGCCGGTTTTGACGGATCCGAGTGTCTACACCTGGGTAAAGGTTGTTGGAGATCAGGGAATTGCGGGAGAACCTGGAAAAGACGGTCTGACAAGCTTTTTTCATGTGAGATATGCTGATGTTCCGAATCCGATAGCAAATCAGATGAGAAAAGATACCGGAAAGTATATTGGTACCTATACAGATTATACGCTTGAGGACAGCACAGACCCAACCAAATATACCTGGCGGAAGTTCCAGGGCGATGATGGCGAGGACGGAGCGGATGGTGTTCCGGGAAACGATGGAGCGGATGGCGAAACCAGTTACCTGCATATGGCCTATGCAACGAGCGCTGATGGAAAAACAGGATTTTCGACAACCAATGCAGTTGATAAGACATATATCGGCCAATATGTAGATTTTGTCAAAGCGGATTCCACAGATCCGGCGAAGTACCGCTGGAGCAAATTTCAGGGGCCGAAAGGTGATAAAGGAGATCCAGGCGAACAGGGACTGCGTGGACTGCAGGGTGAAAAGGGAGAACAGGGAATTCAAGGACCGAAGGGCGAGAATGGCAAAACCACGTATACGCATATCGCTTATGCAAACAGCTCCGACGGAAAGGTTGGTTTTTCTGTTTCAGATTCTGATCGAGACTACATTGGAATGTATGTAGATGAGGTCGAAGCCGACAGCACCGATCCGACGAAATATGCCTGGACAAAGATTAAGGGTGCGGACGGTACACAGGGTATTCAGGGTAAGCCGGGAGCGGATGGAAAGACCCCTTATCTGCACATTGCCTATGCAACAAGTTCAGATGGAAAGACAGGATTTTCTATTACAGAATCAACCGGTAAGACGTACATCGGTGTGCACACGGACTATACAAAGGCGGATTCTACCGATCCGTCCAAATACAAGTGGACAAAGATTCAAGGGCCGCAAGGTACACAGGGACTGCAGGGAATCCAGGGACCGCAGGGCGAGCAAGGTATTGCCGGAAAAGATGGAAAAACTACTTATTTTCACATCAAATATTCTGCGGTTTCGAATCCGACCTCTGCGTCTCAGATGACAGAGACACCGTCAAAATACATTGGAACGTATGTGGATTTTACACAGACGGATTCGGATGATCCGAAGAAGTACAGCTGGCAGCAGCTGGAAGGTTCGCAGGGGCCACAGGGAAAACAGGGAATTTCAGGTACCAATGGAGCAGACGGGAAAACCAGTTATCTGCACATCAAATATAGCAATGACGGTGGGAAGACATTCACCGGGAACAGTGGTGAGGATATTGGCGCTTATATCGGAACATGCGTGGACTATGCAAAAGATGATCCTACAAGTGTCGGAACGTATAAGTGGGCGAAAATCAAAGGCGAGGCTGGAGCCAAAGGTGATAAGGGTGATACGGGTAAGGGGGTTAAATCGACATCTGTTGCATACCAGGTTTCAACTTCCGGAACAACAGTTCCAACTGGCACATGGTCTGGGTCTGTGCCATCTGCATCCGCGGGGCAGTATCTGTGGACACGTACAATCATCACTTACACTGACGACACAACATCCACGATATATAGTGTCGGCCGTATGGGAACCAATGGTGCAAATGGCACCAATGGAAAGAGTATTGGATCAGTAGTCAATTATTACCTGGCAACGGCATCTTCCAGCGGAGTTACAACGGCGACGAGTGGATGGACAACAGCTGTCCAGTCGGTGTCTGCGGCTAAGAAGTATCTTTGGAATTATGAGGTTGTGAAGTATACCGACGGAACCGTGGCGAGTACAACTGCGCCTTGCATCATTGGATCATACGGTGATCGGGGAAGTAAAGGGGATAAAGGTGATACCGGATCAACCGGAAATGGTATTAAGAGTATTACCGAGCATTATGCAGTCTCCGCGTCAAATTCGACTGTTCCTACCTCATGGTCGTCTACGGTTCCGACAATGACAGAGAGCAATAAATATCTCTGGAACTACGAGACAATTACTTATACAAATGGGACAACTGTAGACACAACAAAACGAGTTATCGGTGTATATGGTAACAAAGGTGCTACTGGTGCCACTGGTTCACAGGGATATAGTCTTGTAGCAAATGTAGTCAGAGATGCCTTCACCGAGTCTCAGTGGACAAGATATGGAACGATTAATCGCGAAGAAACTTGGTCCAGCACATCTGGTATCCGTAATGGTTGCCGGATTGGTGATATGTTTGCAATCGTTGGAACTGCAACGGACACAAAAAATGCTCATGTTGCTTATTATCGGAGTAATACTGCATCTGGAGATCTGAAAGGTTTGTGTATAAGCCATACAATTATCCCGAGGGGTGCAACAGGAGCTACCGGCAGTAAGGGAGATAAAGGAGCAACTGGAGCAACTGGTCCTCAAGGTCCACAGGGCGCTGCAGGTAAGGACGCAAATCAGGTAGTGCATACGGTAAATGGAAACGGTGAGTCAAATCTTTATGTCGAATTTGCTACAATAAAGATCACAGGTTTGTATGCAAATCATCCAACAACATTTAAACTTGGTGGCAGAGGTTTTGAGACAACAGATGTCCAGTTTAGTTTTATTTCTGCAAATAACTCAGATCCTGGATTGGATTTCCTAAGATCTTCAGGCGGATGGTCGTTATGGATTTATAAAAAGACTACTTCAACGTGGGGCCTTATAACAAGATTAAGTGAATCGTGGGGACATCTGAGAGTATTTAACTATACTCAAGGTTCTGGTCCATATACAGTGACGTGGACATCAACCAAATTAGCTTCTTTACCATCTGGTTCAATTAATGCGAATCCTTTACAAGCAGCAAAAACAGCCACCAACTTTATGCAGTTTACTGATGGGACCGGATTGGAAGTTGGTAATAAAACCAGCGGATCTTGGTCTGGCTATCGGACTAAGATTTCAGCATCAGCATTTGAGATTCTTAACCGGGCAGGAACGACACTCGCATATTATGGTGATAAGTTGATCCAGCTTGGAAAGAACGCAAAAGATGCGGTTATTGAGTTATGTGGCGGTGTCGGTAAGATTTTGGTTGAAACAAAATCCGGCAATGCGGCTCTGTCAATCCAGAGCGAATATGTAGATATTAAAGGTGTCCACGAATCTGTATTGGAGACATCAAGTTCTTCTGGAAGCTGTATAGCCGGAGCTGTTGACGATTCTTTCGTTGTAAATACTTACTCGGATGCCAACAACAAAGCAAACTTCGATATTGGTAACGGTAGCATTATTCTTGAATCAAAGAAGAAAGGTTATCAGGCAGAGGTCGAATTTTATGGCTGTGGCTGGTCTGGAGGAGTGTATACTGGAGCGTTCGCACCGACCAAGGCGTACTCCGAAAAGATTATGCTAGGAGATAGTGGAAGAGCATGGGAGCGTTTGATCGTTAAAAACTCCCCACAGGTCACATCCGATCGCCGCGCCAAAACAAACATATTTCCACTCGGTGAGAGCAAGATCAATAAGACGGATATTCATTCAGAGCTGTTCGATCGCTTAAAACCAGTTCAGTATCGGATGATTGACGGTGATGGGCGCATTTGTTATGGATTCGTCGCACAGGATGTCGTAGAAGCCATGCGAGAACTAGGAATCCGAGAAGACGAGCTGGATCTGGTACACCACGACAGGAAGAACACTGAGGATGGCTATATTGATACTTATAGTATGGTATATACCAATTTGATTGCGATAATAACGCATGAGCTTCAACTCGAAAAGCAAAGAAGATCGAACCTTGAAGTAGAGGTTGCGGATCTAAGAAGTGAACTTGAATCCATGAGAGATAATATCTCTGGAGATACAAATTAATTTTTAGGAGGACAAAAATATGGCAGTATCAGCAACTTACACAAAGGACATTCATTATTCTGGAATCATCACAGTTGATGGCGAGACTGTTGTGTCTATGGACGCCAATATGGATGCAAAACATCCGGATGTTCCAATCATCAATCGCTACATCAACAACGGTAGAAAGTATCGTGCCAATAAAAAGGATATCGATGATGTTGTTGACAAATTCGAGAACGACATCTGGGATGAGTATGATAAGTATACTGCAGATCTGGAAGCAAAGGAATCGGTGGAGTAGCACCGAAGAAAGATTTTGCTAATTTAAAAGAAGGAGAACTAAAAAACATATGGAAACGATTATTTCCGCCTGCATCAGTGCCGCCGTTACACTTGTGGTCTGCCTGATCAGTAACCACAGTCAGCAGGAAAAGACACGGGCACTGATGGAATACAAGCTGGAAGAGCTCACGAAACGGGTCGATAAGCATAATAATGTAGTAGAAAGAACGTATGCTCTGGAACAGGAACTTAAAGTACAAGAAGAGCAGATCAAAGTTGCCAACCACAGAATCAATGACTTAGAGCAGAAAGGATAAAAAATATGGAACAGATTATGAATTATGTAAAACCGGAACTGATCATTGTAGCTATTGTCCTGTACTTCCTGGGCATGGGCCTGAAACAGGCACAGGCTGTAAAGGACAAGTATATTCCTCTGATTCTCGGCGGCGTGAGCATTGTACTGTGTGCTATCTGGGTGCTGGCTACCAGTGAGGTGTGCACCGGTCAGCAGGCGGCGATGGCCGTCTTTACGGCGGTCACGCAGGGAATCCTCGTCGCAGGGCTGAGCAACTATGTGAACCAGATTATTAAACAGACACAGAAACCAGAGTAAGGGCGGCCGAAGACCGTCCTTCTTTTGCGCCGGCGCAAAAGAAACGATACAGGCACGCAAAGATGCGTGTTATTTTTATGCCTTTTTGGGGAGAAAATGCGATGAAAGTAATTGAATATGGGGAGAAGTCCTGTCAGGGTATGCTCCTGACCTCCCCGAAGAAACGGAAGACATGGCGAAAGGCTGTGTCTTATTTTTGTTCGCAGGTAGGGCGAAAAAAATAAAAATACCTCTTGACTTTTTGGGTACACGGTAATATATTTATTGTGTACTCGAAAAGTGAGGTGAGAAATGAATGAGTCCAAGAACAGGCAGACCTAAAATTGATAACCCTAAATCAGAGCAAATTAAAATCAGAGCAACCAAACAGGACAAAGAATTGTTGGAAAAATGCTGTGAGATAACAAACAAGACACAGTATCAGGTTGTCATGGAAGGCATCAAAAAGGTTTATGCCGAAAACAAAAAATAGAGATTCGTCCACACCTACCACAGCCGGACGAATCTCACACCTAGAAGTTTCCTTCTGTAAATATTATAATACAGATAGAAACTTCTTTCAAGAAGTGACATCCTCCCCCGCCTACAGAGGCGGGGGCTTCCTTTCGCAAAAAGCGAACCGTCGGTTCTCGTTCGATGACACCACTGTGTCAAGCATAAGCGAGCTATCCCCGTGTGCCCCACGGTTTTTTCTATATTCCTGTCACTGCAGGCTGTACATAAGACGCATATCCTCATTCCGGATATTGACTGCAGCATTGACATCCCTGTCATGGTGTGTACCGCATTTCGGACAGATCCATGCACGGATTCGCAGATCCTTCGTTTCGGTATTCTTATACCCGCATACACTGCACAGCTGGCTGCTTGCAAAGAAACGGCCTACTTTCACCAGCTGTTTTCCCTGTTCTTCCATTTTGTACTTCAGGAAATTCACAAATATCCCCCAGCCGTTATCCAAAACGGATTTGCCAAAGTGCAGCGCCTGTGACATTGCTTTCATATCGAGATCTTCTATACAGACGCAATCATACGCATCTGCAATCTTTCGCGATTGTTTGTGTAAAAAATCTCTGCGCTGGGCCGCTACTTTCTCATGCATTCTGGCAACCCGGATCCGCTGCTTTCCACGGTTTTTGGAACCTTTCTGCATTTTTGAGAGCTTTCGTTGTTCTCTCTTTAATTTCTGTTCCGCTTTTCTGTAATATCCCGGATATTCCGGTTCTCTGCCTTCACTGTCCCTGTACAGTTCCTGCATGGAAAAATCCAAACCAAGAAATTGATGCATGGGCTGTTTTTGTACTTGGTTTTCGTACTCGAACAGAACGCTTGCATAATAGTCCCCGCCCGGATTTTGACTGATGGTGACCGATTTGATCCGGTAATCTTCCGGTATCGCTCTGTGCTGTTTGACCTTCACATACCCTGCTTTTGGAAGCTTCAGGTGCCCATTTTCAAGGGCTACCGTGCCCTTCTGGTTATTCGTTGTATAAGAAGCGCGGGTTTTATGTCTGGATTTGAATTTCGGAAATCCAACTTTCGGATCCCGGAAGAAGTTATTATATGCCTTTTGCAGATTCATCTGTGCATTTGCAAGGGCTAGACTGTCAACCTCTTTCAGCCACGGAAATTCTTTTTTGTACTGCGCCGGGGTATTGTTCCGTTTCTTTTTCGTTTTCTCGTAATATTTGATTTTATCATCCAGCATTTTATTATAGATGAACCGTACACAGCCAAACGTTTTGGCAAACAGTGTTTTTTGTTCCCTGTTCGGATATATCCTGAATTTATATGCTTTGTTTGCCATAAGACCTGCCCCTTTTGCGGCTTTTTTCTCCCTGTGACTCAATATATTTTCTGATGACTTCTATTGGTGCGCCGCCTGTTGTAAGCAGGCAGAAACTCTGGCTCCAGAAACATTCTTTCCACAGTTTCTGCCGTATCTGCGGAAATTCTTTTTTCAGGAGTCTGCTGCTTGCACTTTTATATGCATTTATGAATTTGCTGATTTCTGAATTTGGGTGCGCCCGAAATAAAATCTGGACATGATCTTTATCATAATTCCATTCCTGCAACATAATGTTATACTTCGGTGCAATATACACAAAGATTTCCTTTGAACGTTCGGAAACCGTTTCATCAAAGACCTGCCTGCGGTATTTGACAACAAGGACAAGATGGTAATACAGCAAAAATACCGAATGTGCATTATTGTCTAATTCCATATATGTTCAGCCTTTCTTTTTTTCTTCGACTGATTTTATTATAACGCTTCTTATCCTGTATTTCAATATTTTATGACGGACGCAATTCATCCCCCACTTTAGAAGTCGGGGACTTCTTGCTGAGCATAGTTAAATTTGAAAGGGGAATTTATTATGCAGGAATTAGTAAACGTAATGAATCAGACACCTATTGAGATTGCACTTGGAATTGATAAGGACGGAATGACCACGGCAAGAAAACTTTATGAATTCCTTGGACTTGCACAAGGACAATTTTCAAGATGGTGTAAAAGAAATATTACAGAAAATGATTTTGCAGTAGAAAATGAGGATTATTTGCGACTCGACATGAATGTCGAGACGCCGACAGGCGGCGTAATTCAGCGTGAAGACTATAAACTTACAGCCAGCTTTGCCAAGAAACTCTCCATGCAGTCCAAAACAGCAAAAGGTGAGCAGGTAGGGCGAAAAAAATAAAAATACCTCTTGACGGTTACGCGTAACAATGATATATTAAATGTAACGCGTAACGCAAGGAGGTGAGAATAATCGCGGATAATAGCAGAGCCGATTACATGAAAACCAGAAGGGAAAAGCAAAAAACCTTTAGTGTGACTGTTGACAAAGAAAAAATGCTAAAATTTGAAGAAAAATTATTAAAGCAAAAAAAGTCAAAGTCCGAATGGTTGAATGAGAAAATCGACGAAGAATTAAAAAAATAAGAAACACTCACCAACCTACCAAGTCAACTGAGTGTTTCTGCACAGAGGAAATCCCTCTATGAAATATATTATCATAGATAGGGATTTCCTGCAATTAAAAGATTGGAGGAAAATAAACTATGAATGAAATTACGAACAACACAGCAAACCAGACACCTATTGAGATCGCACTGGGAATTGATGAAGAGGGATATACCACAGCCAGAGCATTGTATGAGTTCCTGAGTGGAGAGAAAAGTCATTTTGCGAGATGGGCGAAAAAGAATATCGAAGAAAATGAATATTTTGAGGAAGATGTTGACTGGTGGAGGTTCGCCACCGTGGCGAACGGTAATGAATGCAGGGATTACCGCCTTACTACGGATTTTGCAAAGCACCTTTCGATGGAAAGTCATTCAGCCAAAGGAAAGATTGCGCGCCAGTATTTCCTTAAAGTGGAAGAAAAGTTGAAAGAGACTGTACGCCATGCCGTCCCCATGACGATCCCGGAGCAGATCCAGCTTCTTGCGATGGGCAATGTGGAACTGAACCAGAAAGTAGATACGCTTGATAAGAAAATAGAACGTCTGGAATATGATCTTCCGATTCTTGGCATTGAGATCGACCAGATCACCGCGGCGGTGAAGAAGAAAGGCGTAGAGTGTCTCGGAGGCAAGAACAGCGAGGCCTATTCAGACAGATCCCTCCGAGGAAAGGTTTACAACGATATCTACCGTGAATTAAAACGCCAGTTTGGCGTCACTACATACAAGGCGATCAAGCGAAATCAGTGTGAACATGCGGTAGCCGTAGTCGCTGGGTATCAGCTTCCATACGTGTTGGCGGAGCAGGTAGCATTCAAAAATGCTCAGGCTAATCTGTGGGGAGGTGTCCGGGCATGAATCAGACGACATATGACATCGAAAAAGAACTGAAGATTTCAGCAAATCAGCCAGTCGTATTTTTCAAAGATACACCACTTGGCGATTTATACGAAGCATTTGAGCAGGCTCTGAACCGTAAATGCGATCCTTTTGCGGCATCTGTATTTTACAATCTCGGGAAAGTACATGGAATCCGTGAAGAAAGATCTAAAAGAAAAGAGAAACATATTTAATTAAAGTATAAGAGGGCGTTGGCACTTGGTCATGAATAATGAAGTGTTGACAGGCCCTCTTTTTATACCCATTTTTAAATAATTGCGCCGGCGCAAATCTGCCGGAGAAAGGGAAGTATCATGAGAATTGACAGATCTTTTATCAGCAACCAGAACACATACGAAGAGAACGATCCGCGGTGCATCGTAGTCCACAACACGGACAATTTCCGTGCGGGTGCCGATGCCCGCACACACGCAGAAGCGCAGCATAATGGTGAGCTGTCAAATATGTCTGCCCACTATTACGTGGATGATGGAGAAACGGCGTACCAGGCAGCGCCACATAGCCGCGGATGCTGGCACGTGGGCGTAAACTACGGCGGTAATAACCTGTTCGGCAGATACGGCAACCGGAGTAGTATCGGCGTAGAGATGTGCGTGCAGAATGGATATAATTACGAAAAAGCGTTTCAGAACACGGTGACCGTGGTCAAGGAGATTATGCGGGAAGCCGGTATTCCGGCCAGCCGTGTATACCGGCACTATGATATCTGTAGCAAGCACTGCCCGAGCCAGATCATGAATAAGGGAGATTGGGAGCGCTTCAAAAAGGCTATCAGCTCCAGTTCTTCCTCGAGTGCGCCAAAACAGCCGGAAAAGAAAACGTATGAGCCGGGAATCTATCGAGTTAACACCGATCTGAATATCCGGGAGAAACCGGATGCAGACAGCCGACGAGTTGGAACGATCAAAGACCGCGGCAGCTACACGGTGACAGAAATTCAGAATGGAAGCTGGGGACGGTTGCTCTCCGGTGCGGGCTGGATCAATTGCCACAACAAGTATTGTACTTACGGTGGCCCTGCATCTCAGTCCGATCAGAAGCCGACCGCAAAAGTGATTGCGGTTGATGGCGTGTGGGGTCCGGAACTGACCCGGCGTCTGCAGGAGATTTTCGGAACTGGCGTAGACGGGAAAATCAGTAATCAGCCCACGAGCAACAAAAAATACTGCGCTGGCATCGCGGCGGCCGAATGGTCTGATAAACTGTCCGGCGGCTCCGATCTGATCAAGGCCATGCAGAGATGGGCAGGAGTAACCGCGGACGGCTACATCGGGCCGCAGACCATCCGCGCGATGCAGCGCAAGCTCGGCACACAGGTTGATGGTGTGATCAGCAATCCATCCGCGATGGTACGCGCCCTGCAGGAATGGTGCAATCGCCAGTAATCGGCCAACAAAAAAGCCCCGGGGATCTCCGGGGCAAAAAGAAACGCCGCAGCTACGCGGCGAAAAGAATTGTTCTTTTTTCTGACCATTTTGTGTGTTCTGGTCACGTGTTATGATAACATATATATAGAAGAAATGCAATAAAAAATCCCGGGCAAATTACCCGGGAAACATATTGTATCATCGAAATATTTACAGTTACAATATATCATCTGTTATTGCATTCCGGTGGACCGGATGGAGAGATGGGCGCATCCATGCGGTATCTCTCTCAGCGTTTCACAGCACCGAACCGAATTGTAGCGGGGGTGTTGAATGATGTTGGTACCGAGGAATTAGCTCATCTCGAAATGGTATCCACGATCGTTCATCAGCTTACCTGTAATCTTTCGCTGGAAGAAATTCAGAATTCCGGTTTTGCCAATTACTATGTAGACCACACAACTGGCATTTGGCCGCAGGCGGCCGGCGGAGTCCCGTTTAATTCCTGCGAATTTCAGTCGAAAGGCGATCCGTTAACAGATCTGTTCGAAGATCTCGCTGCAGAACAGAAAGCCCGGTCAACGTACGACAACATCCTTCGCTTGGTAAAAGATCCGGAGGTAGCTGATCCGATTCGTTTCCTGCGGGCACGTGAGGTTGTGCATTTCCAACGTTTTGGTGAAGCACTGCGTTCTGTACAGGACGAATTGAATTCGAAGAACTTTTATGCGTTTAATCCGTCGTTTGATGCAAAGACTTTCTGTGCGGCACCGCAGCCAGGGGCAGGTCAGGGGAATTGCTGCACAAGATAGTAAATTAAAAATCAAAGAACAGCACACCACTGGAAAATCCCATCTGAAAAACAGGTGGGATTTTTTGGGTTTACAGTAAGAAAATCTTATCCAGTCGTAAATCATTATCCCATCATAATATAGAAAAAAGACTTTCAAAAACAGAACAGTCAGAAAGGATGTTCCATGGAAGCAATGAATTATGTAAAGCCCGAACTCATCGTCGTTGCGTTCGTGCTGTATTTTTTCGGTGTTGCTTTGCGGCAGGCGCAGGCGGTGAAGAATAAGTACATTCCGCTGATCTTAGGCGGCATCAGCATGGTGCTGTGTGCGGTTTGGGTGATGGCGACGAGTGAGATTGAGACGGCGAAGGAAGGGGCGCAGGCGGTTTTTACGGCGGTCACGCAGGGGATTCTGGTGGCAGGGCT